TCCTGTAAAGAGAATTTGTGAAAGCCCACTATTTGTGTGGATGAAGGTTGGCTGTCCTGTCGCAATGGTAGGAGAACCAGCGCTTGTTCCCACATCAAATGTAGCCATATCAGGCCCAGCAGTATTGAAACTAATTGAAGTTGCTGCTGCGCCGGAAATTGATTGATTATAAACTGTGTAATAAGAAGCCGTTGCTAATAACCCAGTTGGGGCAACGCGAGCAGGTACATCAAATTTATAGAAGTATTTGCTTGTTGTGGTGCTTGTAGCAAAACCTAACATTTCCTGTGTATACCCAAGAAATGCTGGCAAGTATCTTCTACAAGCGGCTAACTCCCCTTGGAGTGTGGAGCCGTTTCGGCGTACTGGCAGGGCTACTGAGCCAATATCCACTTGTACACCTGTTACCTCAAAGTAATCATTTGCAAGCGCGGTACCAGTAGGACTCCAGTTAAGGGCTACGTAAAACTCTGTTGCAGCAGCACTTATTGTGCCTGTATAACTAAAACGCTGCCAAGTAGTTGTAAGCGTTGGAACGCTAGATATTGGACTTGCAGCACCTGTATAAACTACAAGTGGATTTTGGTCTACACCTGTACCATAGGTCAAAACCGCCGACACACTTCCTGAAAAATTAGCACCAGCACGAGCATAAAAAGAATAAGTAACAGTTTTTCCAGCATAGGGGATAGCGTTAATTGTTTCTAAAGGTGAGTTTAAGTATCTTACATCGGTATTGGTAACACCCGAATCACGAGCAACACGCATACAATATTGAATAAAAGGCAGGTTAGTTGTATCGCTTGTTGTTCGGCGTGTAACAGTTGTGCCAGTATTACCTACATAAATTTGCCATCGGTCAGCAAGATATGTTGTGGCATTTGGTGTAAATGAAGTTCCACGCTGCCAAACATCAAAACAGGAATTAATGACTGGGTTAGGAATGGGGTTGCCAGCAGTCCACGCCACACCTGTAGACGATGCAGAGTTGGCAACGAGTGTTGTGCCGTCAGCTCCGACTGCAAGGTTTGTGACGGTTCCTGAGCCGGTAGCGGCTAGGAGATCGCCTTTAGCAGTTACTGTAGAGGACTGGATCGCGTTAGCAATATTGAATGTACCTGTGGATACAACTGTGGCTATATCGCCCGCTACAAGGGCTGTAAGCCCTGTTACAGAGGTTCCGTTAGAAGCTGTGTAGTCAACGCCACGCTCTAGAAGAACGCCGTTGATATAGACCATTTCCTGCCCTGCTGTATAGGCAAGGGTCGTGGAGAAATCATCTGTGCCGGATAGCGATGTTTCTCCACCTGCTGCAGCTTTACGCCATTGGGTCATAGTTCCGGCGTTTGTAGTCCATTTAACGCCAGCAGTCTGAGTTGAGTCAGCAACTAGGAAAGCATTGTTAGAACCAACTGCCACGCGAGCCATCGCGCCAGCTCCTGTTGCGGCAAGAATGTCGCCCTTGGTTGTTGGCAAATTAACAAGGTTATTTGCTTCATCAAAATCAACTGCTGTTGGTGATGGATAAATGATCGCACCAGCAAGGTGAGAAGTGGCTGTAGTTCCATCATAGCCACGGGTTGTAATAGTTACAGTAGATCCGCTACGAGAAGTAGCAAGCATCTTTTCTTCGCCAGCTAATCCTGGGTCAATAACAAGGGAAAAAACACCTGTGGGCCACCCAGTAGTGGCGGTTAAAGTAAGGCTGGTAGAAGAATTGGTAATGTTCGATGTGATTGTTGTAGGGGCTGCAGCACCCTGATATTCACGACGACCCATGTATTAACCTACTATCTCTCTAAGTTGGGCATAAAAAACACCACGGACTTTGCCATAAATGTCCACCGCATCGGGCAACCATTGGTAATCATACATGATTACCTGATAAACATTGTCTGCCACTTGTAGGGAAACAATATTCTGATTTTGATGTAACCCAAAGAGGAAGTTTAGTTCTGCATCCGAGTCTTGCGCCCAGTCTTTGTCCCCAAGAGTTACGGTAGGGTAGATCAAAAGAGGCACATCCCATTGAGCGCTTCTAACTGGCTTTGGGTAAGAACGCAAAATCCAACGAGTAAGAATTGGGCTATGTGTGCCATCTGAAATTAGTTTAATAACGATTTGGAAATTTTCTCCTGATAATTGACCGGCAGGGAAAGGATAAGGACCTGAAACGCTTCCTTGAACATCTGATGTTCCGATGATATTTGCATCCGAAGCTACAATATAAGCATCGTTTTGGTCAGCAACAATTCCTACTTCAATACTTCCCTGCAATGGCTCATGTTTAATATCAACATACATGGCAACTTTAGGATCTGAAATACCGTAAGCAATAACTCCACTAATAAAAGTACCGTCAGGGACTGGAACGCTTGCTTCTCCAACTAAACCAAAACCATCTACTGTGAAATAACGCTTATTATTAAAAGTAATAACAGATCGAACTGCACCTAATACACCAATTCTTTTACCAGCAGAAGTATCAAAAGACATAAGATCTGCTGCATAGGCAGGGACAAGATTAGAAGTAAATGTGGTGAGATCCATTCGACCCAAGCCACTTGTATATGCATTGTAATTAGATTCGCCGTACCAAACAAAATGGTCTTGTGCTTCAAAACAATAAACAGGTGAATCTGTTGAAATAATTCCACCGATGGTTAAAGAACCGTCTGTATTGACCGAACAAAAACGAACACCCTTATCTGAGCCAATCATTATGTAACCAAGATAAGCAGAAATAGAACGAACAATTTCACCGTCAGGAAGTTCTGCTGCAACTGTAGGAACAGCAAGAGCAGTTCCATCAGGAAGAATACCCGTACGATAAATAAGAGATTTATCGCCAGCATAGCCAGCAGCGTAAATTTGAGACTGCCCACCGCAAATATCTACCCAGGTAAAGTTGCGAGAAGAAAGGTCAAGAAGGGCTGTAGGTAAAGCACCAGTAGTTGTTACATTGTAAAGTTTGCCATCGCCAGCAACCATAAGGCGTGACTTAGTAAAACGGACAAGAGTGGCTGTGCCAGTAGCAAAACTGCTAACGGTAGTCCCGCCAACAGTACCTGAATAAATGCCATTGCTGCCGTGGGCTGTGTAAATAGTATTGCCATCTGTGTCTATTGATACAGGGCTACCAGTAGCACCTGTAGCAGTAAGCCATGTTGCAAGAGTTCCCGAAGAATACTTAATAGCGCTTCCATCAAGAAGGTAAATATAACTACCTGCTGTAACGCATTGAAGCCCTGTATTAGTGCTTGCGTAAACTTTAGTTGTATCGTTAAGAAGTTTTAATTGCCAAGGAGTCCAAGGGTCAATTCCAAGTCCATCATGGTAACGACGAATTTCTGAAGTTGAACGATCAAGGTAAGTCTGACCTTCTCCATATAGCCAAGTATCTTGAGATCTACGCCAAAATTGTTCAGGGGAAATTGATTGCTCACCTGGAATATTAGAATTATCTGCTTGCTGGCGAAGCAAAGGAAGTGATTCGCGTTTAAACTTTGCGCCCCATACGCCAATAGAATCTTTATCCCATTGAACTCCATAATAATGCCCACCTAAACCGACGGGAAATGGATAAGGAACTAAATTAGATGAAGAAGTACCAGCAAAAAGTGCCGGAGATGGATCATATAAAGGTGTATCAAATGTTTCTAAATCAGCCATTGCTACGCCTTAAAGTTTGGGTAGAGTGCTTCTAGTCTTGCAGCTTCTGCTGTAATGCGGTTGGCGCGAAGTTGCTGTAACCCACGGGCAGATTGTAGAACTGCTCCTGGTGGGGTTTCGCCAGCACGACGGGTATCTCCCTGACCTTCTGTAAAGTTACGCTTAATTTCTCTGCCTTCCATCAAACGAATTGCAGCACCCAATGGCGGCAAATCATAAGCAGATGCAAGTAAACCAGTAGAAGATACATTGGCAAGGTAAGTAGTTGGCATTACAAAATTAGAACGGTAAACAACGCGAACATTGTAACCAGGGTAAGCAGGTTCAAACATCTGCAATGAAAGTCCTGATGGGAATTGTGAAGAATTGGCATTACGGTTTAAACGCCATCCTGTTGTGTGGATGCGTGGGTTATCAAGTTGTGGTCCAGGAGTGAGGTATTTAACTTCATAAATAGATTGAAGATTGTCACCAATAGAGCCAAGGTCATAACCATTAAGTGTTGCGTTATAAGTAAGATCTACGGTTTGAATTCCGTACAATCCATTGGCAGGAGATGAAAGATCCCCAAGATCATTACCTAGTTGTTTCCAAATTTCATCACCAGTAAAGCGTGGAGATATACGAACAAGGCTTCCTGCTGGAACGCTAAGATCAGTAGAAGAATCTTCTCCTGCTTGAACTGTTGCTACCTGACCACTTACTGACCATACATAAAAAGTATTTGTTCCAATCGAAAGGCGAGCGCCTGAGCGAATACCAGCCATGTCATATTGGAAAGTAAGAAGCCCGCTACCTGCTGTATAGTCCTCAGCAAGTTTGTTTCGGTTTTCAGCATAACCACTCATTAAGTATGAGCGAGTTTGGGCGATCCAGTCTTGTCCTGTTGTCATAGATTTACCGGTTTCGTATCAGGGGCATACACACTCTTGCCTGTAATGGATTCAATAGCGTTGACAGCAGTTTCAATTTTCTTTGCTTGACCAGGAAGTACCTGACCTGATTCAACTTCAAAACGAGTTTCTGCTTTTGCTTCAATATGAGCTGAGCCATCAATAGTTTTAGGTTGCAATCCCTGTTGACGCATACGCTTATATGCTGGCATATCTTTTTCCCAACGCTTTTCGCGGGCTTCTACTGCTTGAGATCCTGGGTGACGAGTAGGCATTGTGCCAACACCGAAACCGATAGAGCGAACTGCATCTATTGAAAAATTACCTTCATCAATGGGAAGGGAAGCATCACATAGTTTGCAAATGTAAGTTTTTTCTACGCTTCCATCTTTTTGTGTTACAAAACTCATTTTGCGATTTGTATGGCTACAAGTCATTACGCTCCCTTTCTCACCCGACAATGTTATCACCGTAACCTGCTTCGGTAAGGATGCGCTTTTCGTCATCATTTATTTCGTAAATATGCCCACCGTAATAAACTTTTTTAACCCCAGGAGTTACGCTGAGTTTGTTTCCATCAGCATCTGTAACTGTGCGCTCAAGCCACAAAGGGGGCTGGATTTCGGTGACTTCATTAAAAGTATTGATCCACACATTTATACCGCGTGGGATAGACGGTTTGAAATAAGCAAAAGGGCGTTGCTGTTCTTTAGGGACATTGGGAGTAACAACAGGAACAAGAACGCGTGAAGGTGGTTCAAAAGTTGCCATTGTTACTCCTAATGATAAAGCGGGGGATAAGACGAGAAAGGTATAAGCGCCTCATCCCCCTAACTTAATTACTGACCGAGTGAAGAACCTGATTCAATACGGTACAGAGCAGCCTGACGGAATGGTGCATATCCGACAAAGTGCTTCCAGCCAATACCTGTGAAACGACGCAATGTGTCGATAACAGGTACATCAACAATCTGAGCTTGCTCGCCGTAACCGCCACCGGTTGAGAAAGCCTTAGCAAGTGCCTGGCGACCCATTACGAGTGTGCCGTACACATCTACTGCGTTAACAACAAGTGTAAGTGAAGTTCCAGCGTTGACATTTGAAAGACCAGTAACATCAACTGTAACAGTTGTTGTTGATGGAACAGTTACAATTGTGAACTGAGCATTGAAGCCGAGCTGTGAAGTTGAACCTGTACCTGATGTTGCTGTTGCTCCTGAAATAGTGATGTTGTCACCAATAGCAAGACCATGAGCAGCAGAAGTTGTGAGTGTAGCAACATTTGAAGATACAGCAATTGTTGAAATTGTGTATGCAGATGTTCCACCGTCAGAGAAGAATGGTGCGCGTGGTGTTTCCATGAACTGAACGCCCTGGAAGTTACCAATTACGCCATTGTAGATACCTGATGGATCTGAGTAAACATGAGGATCAGACCAGTTAGTACCGCCAGTACCGCCACGGAAATCGTATGAAGCATCAGGGTGGATAAGACCCTTGTACATACCATTGAATGTAGCGACATTCTGCTTACGGAGCTTAGCAACAGCTTTGCGAACATCGTTACCTGTGAGGATATCTGTCTTAGCAAGTGCAGCGCGTGAAGTCTTTGATCCAGCGTATGCAACCTGTGTACCTGCGCCAGCAGCATTACGAGCAATACCGTCTGTTGAGATACCAGCGTTCCAGCCTACGATGTTTGCAGCAATTGGGTTAACTTCCATGAACGCTGTTGCGCCAAGCTTAGAAGTAAGTTGAACTGCGTTACCGTATTCAAGAGGTGTTACAACAACATAAGAATCTGACATAGCAACAGGAGTTGTGTCTGAAGATTCGTTAAGTGCTGTTGTTGCTTCAGCAAGATCTGAAGCGATTGTGAACTGTACGGATACGCCACGGTTTGTAGCGTTTGTTGACTGAACCTCTACTAGAGCATCGTAATAAAGCTCTGGGCGAAGTGCGTAGTATGCAAGCATCTCATACGCGGCCTTCGAGAGATCCAGCGACGAGGTGGTTGTTAATGCCATTTATTTCTCTTTTCGCTAGGAGTAGTGCAGATCAAATCTTAAACATTTGACCTGGTTGGTCATGCGAAATAACAATATTGTTTTCACGAAGAATCTTCATAATCTCCGAAGGATCAGCAGCATTGCGAATTGAATCCAATGCAGTCGGGGAAACAACCCCTGTAGAACCTGCTGCGGCTTGTGAAATACGATCTAGCGCATCAAGATCATTCTTGACCTCAGTAGTCTGAGATGTTGCGATCAAACCATATTCAGTTGCTGCTGCCTTAATTGCTTCTACAGAAATCTCTCCATCGTATGCTTTAGCAAACAACTTTCCTGTTGGAGATTCAACATCTACGCCTGACTTGATTAGGGCTAATTCGCGCTTTGCAGCATCTGCTTCGTTTCGGGCATCTTCTGCCTGACGCTTTGCAGCCTTGCCTTCCTTCGCTTCCTGCTCTAACTTCCGTACAAACTGACGAGAATCCCTAGCGGGTTCGTTGCTTTCTTCCGGTGAGTTATCTAGTTCTTGATCTTCAAAATCATATTCGCTCATTGCATTTTCCATTTCCGTTTCGCGCACCTGCTAGGAATAGCGGTACGGCGGGGCTGATTGTTTGGGTTGGCTCGGAAGCCAAAAGCCGACACCACGAAGCCATTCGCGGGGCGACCTTCATCAAGTCTCAACAGGTCTTAGGCAGACGACTTGGAAACTGCCAACAATTACTTGGACCTTCTAGACAAAAGCGTACAGAATGTCTAGGCAGTAAGCAACTTAGGCTGTGGCGTTACTTGTTCCAAGACCTGACAAACCAGCAGCATTTCCTACTACAGCACCACCGGCATTGAATTCATTGATACGAGCTTGCTGTACTTTTTTAAGAGCAATGACATCATTAGGGTTCATACCAAACTGAGCATTGATAAGTTGTTGGTTACTAACATTGCCCGATACATCCCCAGGAAGGGCTTGAGCAAATTGACCTTGTTGACCAATGTTGTTAAATCCAGTTTGTGCTTGAGATTGAGTAACACCAGCACCAGCAAGGGCTTCTGATTGTGCAGTACTAAGTTCCCCATTAGCACCAAGTCCACCAGCAAAACCGTTCATTAATGCTGCTCCACCAATTTGTACTGCCTTAGCCTGTTGTTGAATAACTGGCAAAGCCTTAGTTGGATCAAGCGCCCATGCTGCAAGATGTCCAGCATCAAGTCCATAATTGTCAAGAGCATACTTTTTAACAGATGGGTCAAATGAATTGACTGTATCTGCTACAGCCTGAAGGCGACCTTGAAGATCTTGTGTCGTCACATTATTTGTCATAAGACTTCCAAGATAATCCTTGGTATCAAAAACTCCTGAAGGAATACCAAATTGCTTAAGCAGTTCAATATCTGCTTGTTCTTTTGCAAGATAAGCAGCTTCTGTAATTCCTTGACCTGCAGCATTTAATGCTGCCATTGCAGGAAAGTTTTGCTTATAAACAGGTTGAGCGCGGATTCCATTAATTGGGTCATCCATAATTGCATTTATATCAAAACCTTGGTTCCACATTGTCCATGCTTTTGAAGCAAGAGATCCAAGACCTGCTGCTGTAAGAGCATCTGTAATTATTTGAAGCGCTCCTGGATTTGCATTAACACTTCCACCAGGGTTGACGGTAACTGCTCCCGCCCCTGTACCTGTTCCATTGGTTATTCCCGAACCAGTTCCACCAGTTATTCCTGCACCTGTAACATTGCCACCCAAACCAAGGGATGATGCAGTTAGATCTTTATAAAGAATTGGATTTCCATCAGGACCAAGCGTTGTACCGTAATGTGTTCCTGCTGGTGCGGGATGAGCAGCAGCATAAGCAGAAATAGTATTAGCAATTTTTTGGTTTGTTGATAATGGGGTATTACTAATTGACCCTGTTTGATAATTTGTAGGCATAACAACCATGCCATTTTCATCAACAGTTCCACCAACTAATTTAGCGGTTGCTTCAGCGTTTGCACGGGCATCGGAAACTGCAAGACGGGCTGCAATTTGTTCTTGGCTAAGGGTTGGTCCGCCACCATCAGTCATCATATTTAAGCCTGGATTTATTGCCATGTTATGCTCCAAATCCAAAAGTTGCTTTAATGGTTGATGCCAAATCATAAGCTTGATTTATTGCTGGCATTGATTTGTCATAACCATACTTAGGGTCAGTTTTAACTGTTGTCAAAATATCATTGATAGATTTAGGCACACTTGTTTTTGTTGCTGGATCATAAGATGTTACAAGCCCTGACCATTTAGAATCTTGCCAATTAATGTCTGCAGCATTGATGCCAAGAGTATTAGCAATTTGAGTTCCAATAGGATTTAAATATCCCTTAACAGTACCGCCAGCATCAAGAGAACCTTTCATCCAGGGATAAAGTTGAATTGCTTGTGCTTTGGCATAGTCTGTAAATGCTTGAGTTGAACCATCGGGTCCGATTGCTTGTTTAATAAAATCATTAAGTTGAGTTGGGTTAGTTGGAACTGGTACTCCATAATTTGCTGCAATGGTTGCAAATGTATCAAGATTGGCTGCAATAGTTCCGCTTGTTTTAGCAGATATATTATTCAATCCAACTTGAGATCCATACTTTTGAGTAGAAAGATCTATGTAAGCACTTACTGCTTTTGTAAGTTCTGTACTTCCATTGCTCCAAGCATTATTAAGAGCTGCATCCACAAGTTTTTGGTGGTTATCAGCAGAAATTGTAATTCCTTCTTTGGCAATTTCATTGTCAACAACATTGGTTGCATCAATAACTCGTTGTTTATATTCGCCAGGTGAAAGTGCTTTTAACCGATCAAGGTTTTGTTGAATAGCATTATATTGTTGAACAATATTAGTTGGATAAATAGCGGCATCAATTTGTTCCTGAGTAGGTCCACCAGGAATTTTTGCCCAAGCAATAATTGTATTTTTAAGTTCAGGATGTGAAGTAATCCATTGTGACCATTGTGGGTGATTAGTTGCAAGATCTTTAAGGATGGCTGCATCGGCTGCTGCCGCATCTGCCGTTGCTTTTGCTTTTGCTGCTGCGGTTACTTTAGCGGCTGTGGCTTTTGCTTTAGCGGCTGCTGCCGCTTTCTGAGCTGCTGTTTGTGCCATTATTGTGAGTTCCTTGCTAACGAGGCGAACATTGCATTGAGAGCATTGCTGACATTTTCAGATCCTGCTGCTGCTGGATTTGATTTTCTAGCAAATTCTAATGCTGCATCTTGAGCAGAAGGTTCTTGTTGTACTGATTGAAGAACAGTATTACTTGTTGAACCTTTACCAGCGTTTTTCTGAATAGAAGTTAATGCTTCTTCAGGTGTTGTAGCGGCGTTAGCACCACTTAAATCAATTGAAGGCGCTCCTGGCTTTGGAGTAAATGCGGTTGTAGAACCTGCGCTCGCTGGTAATGCAGGAGCTTTAATTTCTGTAGTTTGAGCAACATTAGCCCGAGCAACTGCCATAACTTGTTGTTGAAATTCTTTAGCAAATGCTTTGGATTGTGCATCTGTTGGTGGGCGACCATTAGCAGTACGAAATGCTGCATCGGCAATATGAACAAGATCAATAGTATTAGGAACAGTAACTTTTTGAACTTGAGTTCTTGCTGATGCTCCACCGTAATTTAATGCCATATTTTGAGTATCAGAAAGAAAATTAGCAATTGGCGTTGGAGTTTCATTTGGGCTTAAATCTGAATTTTTATGAGCAAGGGTTGTAAGCAATTGTTTAATTGCAGATCCATCAGTTCCATCATCCCAACCTGGTGCATAAGAAGATGGGGCTGTATTATAAAAATGACTTTGTGCAAGAGCATATTTAATTGCTGCCCATTGTGGATTTGATAAAGCCATCTTTACAAAAGCGTTGTATAACTGAGAACCATTTACTTTTGCTGCATCTACCGTTCCTGGAAAAACAAGACCTAATCCTCGAGCATCAAAAGTTGCAGTTGAAAGATCAACTGTAGAAATATTTGAACCGGTACCCCCAGGTACTGAAGGCAGATTAATTACGAACTTTTTAGAACCACCTGAAGCTGGTGGTGTGGGTGATGGACTAGGTGTTGTCATGCTCACTTAAAACTCTCCAATGGTCCAAATAGCCGTTGATAATGGGTCTTGTAGAAATTATAGAAGTTCTTGTCATTGATTGCTAGATCAATTGCCGTTTTTCTAAAAGCATCCGTAACGGAAACAAGCGTAGCAGTATCAATATTGTCTTTGGATACTAATGCGCTTATCTTTTTTGCATATTCGTCAACTTGACGATAGGCAGATCCAAGATCAGGGTTAATAGCAGCAATGCCACCAATAAACCTATCTGCTTCAGTTGTTTTTTTAACCGCTACGCTAGAAGCAATAGTGTTGTCCCAAGCAGGGTATCTATAGTGGACAAGTTCTCCAATAGTGGCTTTATTGATGGGTTTGTCGATAAGCCCAGTTTCTTTAGGAATAGTATTCCCATCCCCATTTTTAATAGCTCCCCATGTATAAGGGGCTTGTGGATGTTTGTAGTTATAGTCTAAAACTTGCCCAAGCTGAGTAATGAGATTAGTTCGGTAGTCCCAAGCATTTGATTGCTGTGCTTTGGCTGGCATTAGGTACTGTGGGCGTGGAACTGTGTCTGAGCCAAAAGAATACTGACCAACTGTACGAAGGGCTAGAGCAGCCCCTGTACGAGCCGTATCGGCCCCTTCTGTAATTACATCATTAAAGCTCTTTAAAAGCGGGATGTACTTTTGCAAAGTTTTGTAAGCAGTTAACCCTTGCTGAGCATCCATATAAGAAATTTGCTTAGGTCCTACCATAGTTGCAAAGGCATTAAACAAAGGTTGAACATAAGGCATATTGATACCACCAAAACCACCAAGCCCAGTACCATGTTCAAAAGCGTTAAGTTTTTCAACTTCTTTAATTAATGGCATATTGTCTTCAAGCCATTTACGCATCTTTGGACCATCGTGAGTATCATACAAATTCAACATTCCTGCAGCAACAAGGCGTTGACCAGGATGGGTAAGAAGATAACCACCAAATTGACGCATCAAAGTTTTATTAAATGAAAATGGATAAAAGACAGCGTTAAGAGATTTTTCGGCTGCTGTGCGCTCGCCATAACCCATTACTCTTTCAACTTTATCTAAAGCATCTTGACCCTTATATCCTGCTTGATCCACATGATACAAAACCCATTTTTTAAAATCGCGTGGACTATAAAGATTATAAAGATCTGATTGATTAAGTAAACGCTCTACATCGTCTTGAATAATATTTTTAGCATTTTCTTTTGGATACATTTTTGTATAAAGTTTTTCTGCTTCTTGGTCAATGCCCATTGAACGCATTTTTTCACCAGGATAAAAAGTAGGTGGAACGCCTTCTGTAATTCCTTTAGACATTGTTTTAAAAACACGACGATAAGCAAAAAGAATAGATTCTTGAAAACGAACACGGTTACGCATATTAAGGAAATAAGCAGGAATATTTGGGATAGTTGCTCCGCTAATTTCTTTGCCACCAATTTTAATTGTATTACCAGCAATGCCTAAACCGGCATAAAGCCAATCTTCAGCTTTAGCCAAACCACCAATCATTTCTGAAGGAACTTTAACTCGAGCGCGTTGGACTGCTTGAATCATTGCCGTAGCAGATGCTTTGTCCATTAAAGGAGTTCCATGAGGAACACCCATCAAATCAGCAGATAGATCATCCATTGGGCGCATAAGGACTGTAAGCATTTCCTTATTGCTTGCATCCCTAATTCCCATTTCCGCTTTTTTGGCTTCAATGATTTTAGCCATTGCGCCTTCTTCTGTAAGCCCTTGAGTATCCATAAGATTTTTAATCTCATAGCGATAGCCACCAGCTTTAAGTGGAGCAAGAATATTTTCAGCAATAAACAAAGATGTTTTTTGACCTTTAGTAAGGGAACGACTTTCATCTAGTCCTTTACGAAGCCAAGATAAAGCTCGAGAAGCGTTAAACCCAGGTGGAAGTTTAATTTTACCTGCATCAATTGCAGTTTGAACAGAAATGTTTGTTTCAATAGAAGCCCGAGCAGAGACAGCAGATGAATCACTAAGGCGTGGGCTAAGTCCTAGTTTGCTTGCTATACGAGCAGTTTGGGCTTGTGTTGCTTCTGAAATTTGACCTGCTTTTAATGTGTCAGCAACATTGACTTTTGCCTTACCAAGATCTACACCCATAAGGTCTTTTGTAAAGTAATGACCAATATCAGTACCGACTACAGGTTGGTATCCAAGTTTTGCAAGTTCTTTAAACATATTTTGAATTTCAACAGGAGCGCCAATAACAGGATGAATTTTTACTGCCAATGTATCTGCTTTTGCATATATTGCATCAAGCATTTTTTGGGTATCACCATTTAATGAATTGGTATCTATTCCAAATTCATTTATTAAATAACGAGCAATATCAAGACGAGTCTTTTCATTTTCAGCAACTGTGCCATTTGTTAATGCTTCTTTAAAACCATTGGCTGCAATAATGGCATCTTCTTTCATAACGCTACCAATGCGAGCAAGTCCAAATACACCACGACCCATAACAGGGTTATTAGTTTCAACCCAACGCTTATCAAGTTTTATTTTAGGAGCGCCTTCAACTGCTGTTTCCCAAGGAGCAGGTTCTATTGCTGCTTTTGCTTTTTTAAAAGCATCAACTGTTCCTGGGTGAATTAAATACTTTTGAACTTCAGGTTTAAGTATTTGGTCAGCAACTTTGCGAGCGTTCATGTAATTATCGAAAGTAGATGTTCCCTTTTTAACCAAAGCGCTTTCGCGTGTATCTGCCATAGCTTGAGAACGCATAATGCGAAAACCGGTTTCAAGAGCATTTTGGTCAGTTGTTACTGCTTCACGGGCATTATAAAGTGCGCTTCCCTTGCCATTAACTGAATCCATCCAAATGCTATGGGAAAGATCTAATAACTTTTGTGCTTTTTCTTCATCAGAAAGCATTGCCCAAGGACCTGTAGGACCTGCCGCTTTAAGCGGGTTAAGTTTTTCTTCTGCAGCAAACATTGCTGAAACTTTGTTTAATTGATCGTTAATGTGTTGATAAACAGATGCGGCTCCATGATCGGCAATTGCTTGATCTAAATTAAATTCAGGGTTTGCTTTTTGGAAAGCATTGAGAACCCCAAGTTCATCAAGTGACTGGCGCATTGCATGAGAACCATTGGCTACATCTGCAGAGTAAGAAGCAATTGCATCTTTTGATACTCCACCAGGATTTGCTTGTGCTGAAATAAGATCTAATGCAGTAGCAAGATTTCCAGCAACTGGGTGAATTGAATGAATTGCTGTATCAAGACCAGTATCGGGTCCAAATTTATTTTCAAGATTTCCTATACCAGTTTCAAGCGCACCAGCAACAATAGTTTTTCCAATAATTTTATTTGTTGCTTGAACAAGAGGCAAACGCAAACGCTGAGCAAGTGTATTACGAACAGCCATTTGAGCAGGAGCAGATTTTGCAACTCCTGCCTCTAATCCATGATACATCCAAGCAGTAATTGGACTGTTAGCAATTACCCTTGGAAGAATTTTTGGTAATACTGTTTCAGTACCTGCTGCTTGAGCAGCTTGAATTGATTTTAAAATTGTAAATTTAGGTGCAACTTCAGAAAAAGGAAGGACTTTAGTAAGACCTTGTTTTGATGCAACCGATAATGCTTCTTTAGTACCAAAAGCAACTCTGCCAATTGGAATAAAAGATAAAGCAGTTCCTATATCTTCTAAAGTTCTATCATTTGCTGATTTAATATATTCTTCAGTTGTTTGCTTTTGTGTTGGTTTTCCAGGAAATATTTGAGCATTTGAAATTGCTTGACCTGCTGGCGCTAAAGAATTGTTTGTTGCTTTATTTACTAAATTAAGCAAAGGGTTTAAATTATTTGATCCTGAAACTACATCGCCCATTAAATTCATAATGCTTCGAGGTAATGATTTTACTGTTGCATAAACTGAATTAAGCGCTGTTGAAAGAAGCCCTTGATTAAGAAGGTTATGAAGTGCTGTTTTTGAATCCATATTACCTGGACCAAGGTTTGCTAAAGCTTGATTGCTTGAATTAACAAAAGCATTTTGCCATTCAGGAGTCCATGCTCCAGTAGGTGTTGCTCCTACAAATGCTTGTTTTTTAGCAATCATGTCTTGTTGAATTTTGCGAACATCTGTTTCTGCAATTGGGTATGAACCCATAGTTCCATTAAACCAAAATTGAATTTGTTGTGTTTTGGTTGGAAGTTTTTGTAAATTTGGATCTGAAAATAAATGGTTAATTGCCGGTAAAGGATTGCCAATTATTGATGCTTGTTGTGTTGTTTTAGCCAAAGCAACTGCTTGTGTTGGAGATGAAGCGCCTTTAGCAAACGCTGTTTGAACAAGCGGTTCCAAATAAGAATAACCACTATTATGTAAAGCATCTAAATTATCAGCAAGCATTTGTGCTGCAGGATCAACACCTGGCTTTGGTGTAGGAACAGCAAGTTTTGGTGTCTTAACATTAGGGGCAACATTTTTTACAGGAGAAGGTGTAGGTGTTGGAAGTCCTTGTGGTGGTGTACTACCGCCTGTAGGAGATGGAAGCGGAGTCTGCATACTCATTGCATAAGCCCATTATTTGCGCCAGCTTCTAAAGTATTTCTAATCATCATTACATGGGGAGAAACATTATCTCCAAGTTGTTTAAGCAAACCAAGTGCTTGCATTTGAAGATTGCTATTAAATGTTGGAGCAAGAACTTCAGGTCCAGCGCCAGGTGTATTGCCACCAACTCCTGTTGTTACTGGAAGTCCATGTGTTGTTGGTGCGTTAAGAGGAACAACTGATCCAAGCGTTTGTCCTTGTGGTGCGCCTTGTGGTGCGCTTTGTGGTGCGGGTGCAGCAGGTGAAGTAGGTGCAGTTTGAATTGGGTTAGATGTTGCTCCCATTGGAACAGCTTTTTGTGCAGCCAATTGTGCGCCAGCAGCACCATAAGCTTGTCCAGGAACTGCTGTCATAGCAATTTTGTTTGTATTAAGGTTTTGACCTTGCGGTCCTACAACATTTGCGCCATTCATGTCTGTACGGTTTGGATAAGCCTTGCCCGTAACACCCTGACGCATACCACCACGACCTCTAGGCATTATGCACCAGCCTTAGCGCCCCCACCGAGCGATGCAAGAAATGCACCAACATCTTGTGGTTGCTGTGATTGTTCTTGTGGTTGTTCTGCACCCATTCCTGGCTGTGCAAGCCCTGGCATTGTTTCAGGTGCGCCTTGTGGTGCTTGTGTTGCTTGACGCTTTTGAGCTTGTTCGTGAATTTTTGTTACCGCGTCAGCCAATGATGCTTTATCTGACGCGACCATAGCAACAATAGCAGCCACATCGCTAGGGGGAATAGCACCTTGAGAAGCCTGAGTTTGAATTGATTGGAGAAGTGCTTGCTCGAGTCCTTCACTAATAACACGATCTTTCTCTTGTTCGGGATCAGAAATAAATGGATCAATTTCTTGGGCTGTTTGCTTAGACATGATTCCAATACCGATACGCTGACCAAGACCTACAACAAGTGCATTTGCATCTGCGCCTGTGTGTGAATAAGTAACCACATTGTTATCATCTTCAAAATCTTTATTTGGAATATAATCAACATGACCTTTTGCGCCACGGGATGAAATATAGAAAGACTTGCGTTCGTTGCCAAAATAAGTTTTAGCAATAGCAATAGCGCGACGGTTTTCTTCTTGCAATGAAGCAGCAAAAATTTCTTGTGCTTCTTGAATTGGAAAATCAACTACTGCTGAAAGGATTGCATCTCCACGCTTTCCAGTACGAACATTGGATGTTGATTCTCCACCAAACTCAGCAGGAGTACCTGAGCCAATACGCTGCGCTCGCTCAATTCGATCCATCATTCCATTGGTAGCAAATCCAGGGTTAGCAGCCATTTCACGAATGTCTCCACCTTGAACCACATTCACTTGACCGGTACGACCATCATAAGGTCCTGCTACAAAACGAGCAGTTTCACCTGGGCGAGATACAAGATAAGTGTCAGGAAAAATACCGCGTTCTACAGCAATGACTTCAAGAGCCATTAATTTAGATTGTAATTGATACATACCAACAAGTGAATCAAATTGACCCATTGGTCGATCAAGAGTGATACGACCAGGAACAACAGCAAGGCAAAGCCCTGTTTTGTTTTGGATGCGTTCTAGTTCTACATGAGGAACTCCACGAACTGGACCTTCCCATTGAGAAAGTTTTGTTTGTGATGAAGCCATAAGGACTGTTACTTCAGCATCTGTGTACTCAGCAATCTGAACAAGATCAGTTGGCTTTGCTTTATCTCCACCAACAAGTTGAATTGCTGCATCAGGATAATGTTGCTTGAGCCATGCGCGTGAACGAGTGTATGTAAAAATACAATCGTTAGGGGTAATCTCATCAGGATCTTCACCGACAGATGGATAAGTGCTTAGTGGGTCACGAATATCCCAACGAGCAGCTCCCCATTTTGTATCAGGGCGAAGAACAACTGGTGATGAAGCATAACCAATAAGCCAGCGAGCGCGACGGCGCATTTTCAACTGCATCTTATTTGCTTCCCACCAGCCCATTGTTGCGCGCTTACGAGTACGAGCGCGCTTCTCAGAAGCATTATTTCCTTCTTCAAGTGCAGGATAATAAACACTTGGCATTGTTGATGAAATACGCATTGCAGTTTGATCTAAACCAGTAGTAATAAGATTTGCTACAGCAGACTTTTCGCGTCGATCCATTTCGGGTAGCGGAATAACAAGATCGCCATTGTAAGCATCTCGCAATTGACGCATTTGGTCAATCATTGGACCTTGCCTTTGCTGCCTTTCAGACAGGATATAAGCAATCTCCGCAATTGTTGGACCGAGCATTGTTTAACCCTTTTTCTTTTTTACCTTGGCAATAATTTTCTTATCGATAGCATTGTCTGCTTCTTGAGTTTTAACTTTGCGATGCTTTTCATCTAGCTTCTTAAATGCTGCTTTTTGAGTAGCAGATAAATTGCCAATCATGCGCTTATCAATAACTGTATCTTTTGCTTCTACATACTTAGCCATGATTAACCTTTCTTCTGCTTCATCCCTGAAACTTTTTTAAGGTTTGGGTTAGCCTTGAGTGCGGCAGGAGATGCTTTACGAGCGCCAGCAGCAAGAATTGCTCCTGCTCGTTCTTTACTAACCCCTTGCTTTTTTGCAATCTGTGCTTGAACAGCTTTGAATCCTGGGTGCGCTTTCTTTGCAGCCATGTCATTGCTCCTTAGACGCTCTTGTTAATCTTTTTGCCGGCAGACTTCATCTTCATAGATGACTTGGTTGCCTTGACAACTACATCTTTTTCGCCCATTTTCTTTTCCATAGCAACGATCTTTTTGCCTTCAGCATTTTCATGCTTAGCCATTGCTTTCTTAGAAGCGTACTTTTCAATTTTACCCATTTTTGCCATGTATATCTCAATTCTCGAGAGGCGTAACTTGTGTGTAAATATACCACTTAACGGTAATGAATTACCTATTTCCCCATCGAGAACCTGACATCCAACTTGGTCGTGCAAATTTTGGTGGGTCAGTCATATTGCTATGAAATAAATTAGGCGCGTTCCAAATTAAGAACCAATGCGCCATAACGGTATCGTCGGTTGATCCTTCAGGCCATTGAATAAGTTCTTTAACCATTGGCTTCATGGTTGCTTTAGAACCAATGTAATCGCCACCGCCAGGGAAGCGAACGCGGCCAGCTTTATAATGCGGGGCAAGGGTTTGAACACCAAAGTCCTCATCGGACTTATTGCGGTTAGTTTGATGCGGAACAAGGCTGACATTGCGGATTGCTGCCCACCGTTTGAAATGGTCGTACTGAAGCATAAAGCGTTGCGCCGCGTTAGCCTCAACAATCAGCGTGGTAAACGGATGACCTTGATCGTTAGCGCGTTGCCACCATTCCTCAAGCAACCCTGTGTACTGGCGCGTATCTTGGTTAAAGTCCAAAAAGTCAGGAGCATCCATAGGCGAGCGCACCAAATCAACCAAATGCTGCATTTGAGTTTCTGCTGAGTAAGCCCACCATTGAACCGCCCAATACTTTGTAGGAGACGGATCAGCAGTTACCACCGAGTAAGCGTTGATACCAACAGGCCATTTACCGATGATTCGATCCTCATCCCAAGATCCTTGGTGCATGACACCGGTTGAATCTTGCCCACCGTCAATCCATGCTGGCTGGATCAAGCTCGCTGCTTGATCTACATCTTCTTGTTGATAGAGAGTCTGAAAGCGATCTAAACGATTTTTTTTAATTCGGGCTAGTTCACGCCAAGGCAATCTGTATTCATCTAAAAGACAACCCGCAGGGTAGTTGCCTTTGTGTACCCCACCGTTTTTTTCTGCTTCGCATAGTTCATCGTAATGTGATTTGTAAACAATGTGGTGATATTTTTTGGGTGCTTTTTCAGGGGTTTCTTCAAACTCTTCAGACCAGTCAACAAGGTTAAGTGCGTACCGGTACAGATCATCTGATGCCATGCGCTGACCTTGAAGAATTAAAAGCCCACCTGGGTCAAGTCGTGTCTCGGCTTCTGTTTCCCACCAACTGATGAGGTTTTCTCTTGATTCAACTGTACGAATGTTTGTTTTATCAACAAGGTCATCCCAAATAACTGTGTCGAATCGCCCACCCAAGAAACCTGAATCCATACCGTATGCGACGAAGTTTGGTTCTTTGTCGTCAACCGCCACTCCACCATCTTGCGCCAAAATAAATTCCTCAAGTCGCCATAAGTCTGAGTTGCTTGGTTTGAATCTTCCAAAGTCTGTGATGAGAGTTGATTTTGCATCTACCGCTAAGCCTTTCTCAAAGAGGATTGGGTCAGCTTTAACTGGGCTGACGCGTTCAAAGGTACGACGAATACGACCTGTGTATTTAACTGCTTGTCCTGCTGTACGAGAACCGATCATAGTTCTACGGGAACGGTCACGGACTGCAAGCCACACCGGAAAGTCGTGTGTCCATGTGGTTGACTTACCAACGCCAGGGGGACAGTTGATAACAACATATTCTTTGTTGGGGGTAGCCGCTAACTCAAGCATTTTGTATGCAGCTTCTTCAACCCAAGGAGAAGTAGAACGCGCAAAGTAACGCTGACGAAAATACCCAAAATCTTCTATCGCTCTTTGTGCATCACCTTTGACATCATCAATTCCAAAGACACCGGCTTTTTCAAATCCAAACTCGCCAAGAACTCGATTGAGTCTGGAAGTTGGAATTGGCAATTGACGCATGACAGATGAATAACTAATGCCAGCCATCTGCGCAGCGGTTCGCTGTGAGTGTCCTTCGCTGACTGCCTTTGCGTACTTGCGCCAGCGTGTGTCATCAATGCGTTTGTTACTGTTGCTCATCAGGCTCAATTCTTGCGTGTAGGTATCCAGTTACATTTGTTATGTACAGGTGGTGAAAAAAATGCTTGCGCTTAATATGATTTTTTAAATCTAATGTCCATAGATCAAGCGCATCCATAAATACAACGCTTGGGTAACTCTCAGACTTCCAAGCGCATTTAGGACAATGAGCGCAATACTTGCCATCAATTAATTCAAACATTACATCCCAAGATTTCAGCAATGTCTAAAGCATCACGCTTGACTAAATATTTATATGCCAACGCGTAATCTTTCTTTGAAGCATTAGGGATGCCATCGAGTACATAAGCAACATTGGCGAGCTTGTCCATCATTTCCATTATGGATCCTTTCGTAATGTTTAAACCCTATCACTTGCAAGTCGTGTAATTGATGCTATTGTTCCCATACTGCTTCGGCAGGTCTTTAAAAAAACTTAATAATGGCAGCGCGGCACACCATGTAAAAAACCGCGCACACTACTGACTCTAGTGTGGCCCCGTTTGATGGGTAAGTCTTTACTGTCCAAATGTTGCTTGGCAAAAGGTTAGCCACCGAGGAACTCCTGAGAGCAAGGGAGTTAAACAGCGAGTATCTATTAGCTCATAAACACGAATCACCTTATGAGCATTACAACAACTAATAGATTACATATAGCGTGATTGGGAGTAATCCCCTATCTAAAAGATAGTCCTTTACTAAGGCTATCTATGTTCACCACCGGTTAATCAGTTACCCCGCGATTAGTTGGTGGCTTTAAAACCATTACTCATAGATGAGAGATAGCCTTAAAGCTACACGATAAACTTGAGTCACACCGACTCAACTACGACTGGTCAATAGGTTACGCTGATGACATATAGTTCATAGGGTGATATGACCAAACCTGCGCGCCCCCACCCTCGGCACATACCCCGTCAAACGATCTTAACTAGACATAATCTAAAAAAAAGTCTAACCGCCTAAAAAATATCTCTCTCCTAAGCAGTACAACTAGGGCGAACATTCAAGCGATACCCCTAGCAATTAACACCCCACCCCCTCGCAAGATATAACTATTACAGATAACGGGCATCGGACTACTAGGGAATAAATGGGGATAAGGTGGGGATAACATTCGCCAGCTTAAGAATAGTTACTCACAATATATGCACACTCCGGAGCGATAATCGGGGATAAGTGGAAAAGATTCTGGGGAAATAGTGGGGTAATACCTACCTCACTCCCGGCCCTAAGAATTCGAGCGTGAAACTACCCCGAGCAGCTATGGCAAAACCGCCGGCATATAGTGCGCCTATCGCTGCGGGTTAGATACCGGCATGAATCAACTATGAAACCCCGCCGGCGAGCTATTCGCGGCCTATTAAGTCCCCGAAATCCTGGCCCTATAGATACCCGGATTTCGTAACACTCCCGGCGCGGCTCTATTGCGTACCGTAATCTATGGCCCTATAGTTATGCCTAACGAGCTGCAATGGGTTGCGGCCAATATCGAAAGGCTAAAAATGAAAAAATATACCGCGCAAGCTAACAAATTCGGAAATGTAATTGTCTGCGGCGACGAAATAGCTCGCAACACTTACCGGATAATCTTCACCGGAACTTATGCCGAATGTATGGCGATTAAATTCGGCGGCGCGAAAGTGAGCGCTATCTAATGAAAGTTAACTATCCACTAACACAATTAATAGACGCTAACGGTTATTTATGGATAAGCGCCGAATTGTCTCCCGCTAAATTAAAGAAAATTATCCGCGCCTATGAATTAGCCGGTGTCGAATTATTTCAATTAGCCGGAAAGGTTGCCGCATAATGACTATTACAATGCAGGACACCGACACCCCTAGCGCCTGGGTCGGCTGTTTAGGGTGTTATAACAATGGACACTTATTCGGTAAATGGTTGCCCGGTAATGTCTGCGATGATCTCGAAGCTGCGGGGTTAGCCCGAATCGAAACTATCGGGGATTATACGGCGGCCCGGTGCGTTAAATGCGGCGGGGATGAATTTAACGTGTTAGATCACGAAAATTTCGGCGGACTATTATCTGGCGCATGTAGCCCGGCGGAAGCTCGCGAAGCTGCCGAATTATGGGAGCAAGCGCCGGAAAGTGAGCGCGAAGCCTGGGCCGCTTATCTCGACAATATCGGCAAGGGTGCTACATATTCCGACTTCCAGGAAAATTATATAGGCGAATTTAATTCGGATTATGAGCTAGCCGAAGAATTCGCTAATGAATGCGGGCTATTGGATGAAATGCCCGAATCCTTGCGCCGATATTTTGATTTTGACGCGTATGCCCGCGATCTTATGTCTGGCGATATATGGGCAAATTCGGGCCACTATTTTTGGAATCGGTAAAATATGTCTAATCCGATTAAATTAACCCGCCGGGAAAAAATTGCCCGGGCCTTATTGATCGCCGGAATTATCGCCGGCATATTCTGGGCAGGTTATGCCACTACACCGAAACAGTGCCGGGTTCCGGTGTCGGATATGTCGCAATTCTGCATAAACCTACTTTATCCCTAATTATGGACTATTAGCCCGGGCCTAATTTCCCGGGTTAGTGGCCTCTAATTAGTAGAGGGATCGGACTAACTAAGGATAAAAACTAATGGAAAATAAAGAAATCGAAGCGGCGTTAATCGCTTCCGGTATTAGCGATGATTTAAAATTTATCGCGCAGGAAATGATCGAATCGGGCCGGTTGGTAATTATGGGGTGGGATGAATGAAAAATTACACAATAACGCGCTATTCTTTCGAAGAATTAACCCCGGAAGCTCGAATCAAGGCTATCGAAAACGAAAGAAATTCGGCATACAATTACATCCCCGAAGAATTTTTAAGTGAATCAATGCGGCAGCAATTAAATTATCTTCTATTTGGTGAAGATATTTACCCCGGGAAATTAGATATAAGCTATTCGCTAGGGTATTGCCAGGGAGACGGTGCAAGCTTCACCGGGAGAATTAACCGCAGCGAAGCGCTAGGCCTACCCTGGCCCGCTAATGCAGATTATGCCGAAATAGTGCGCCGCGATAGGCACTATTCTCACGCGTACACTATCCGCGCCGAATTGTTCGATGATACCGGCGAAGAATTGGAAACACCGAAAGAATTCGCCGATGAAATTCGGAAAATCTGCGGCAAGCTCGAAGAATTAGGCTATGCAGAAATAGAAGAATGGAGCAGCGAAGCCCGGGCCATTGAATCACTATCCGAATGCGGGGATATATTTTTAGCGAATGGCACAATTTCGCAACCCCTAGGAATAAGTGAAACGGTGAGCGCGTGAGAGGTTATTTTGTAGAAGATACGCAAGGCGCCTATTTTTTGCAGCTCGAGAATTGGGGATTATTTAATACGCAGCGAGATATTGTAAAAATAATCCGCTCATTCGGGGATTTTCACGACAGTTGCGAATCCTGGGAAAATTGCAGCGCTAATGAATGCGCTATATCTAAGCTGCCGAATTATGCGATATTCGATATTTGGGGATTTAGGCCACACCGGGCAACCCCTAGCAATTTCGCGAAATTTAATTATTCGCCGGGAGATATAGCTAGCGATCACGCCGCCGCCTAACTATTGGAGACGTATAGCCCGGGGTTAATGAAAATTAGCGCCGGGTTATCTGCCGCCAATGGCAGAATGACGAAAGGTTAAATATGAATCAAGAATCTATATCCTGGGGTGAATTGGCCCTATTAACGCACGAATCTCAGGTTGAGCGCTTTAATTTTTGCCTATGCGAAGATAGCGCCGATACCGATAACCCCTATTCGGACTGTCCTAAGTCTTCCGGCAATGGTGAGCGTGTAACCGCTAACGAATCCGGGCTATTTATTGATAGCCTGGGCCGCTTCGGTTATACCGTTAGAATGTCCGGCGCTTATGTCTGCTATACCTGCGGGCATTTATGCGAATGTAGCGAAGAATGAGCGCGGCAGAATTTTACGCGCTAGGGGTTGAATCCTGGGATATTAAGCAGCGCCAGAATAGCCTTATGCCGCTATTCTCCTGGTGCTTGCATTTAACTAGCGGGGTATCTTTCGCCGGCGCTAGTAGCTCGCCAGGCGAAGCGCTCGAATCAATGGCCCGTTATGCCGAAAGAATGCAGCGATGAAATTCGCCGAATTAATTTCGCCAGAATGCGAATCTTGCGCCGGGGAATCTTTCGGCGATGAATGCGAAATATGCGGCCCGCTATCGGGTTGCCAATGCTTAGGCGGGCTAGGGGTTGCGGATTGGGAAATTCTACCCGCTAACCTAACCGCCGGCGCTTATGATTTTCGATATTGGTTAGATAATGGCGATACCGGGGCAGGATTTAGCCTTAGTTATCGGCAAGCGCTCGAAGCTATAGCCCATAACGCTAATTTCACTTATGGATTATGTAAGGGGGTGATCTAATGAATATCGAATACGACAATTACGGGAATGCAGAATTTGACGGGATGAGCTTAAGCGCCGATGAAGCGGCAGAATTGGAAAATATATTATCCGGAATTTTTAAAGATTAGCCGGTGCAATAGTTAGGGTCGCCGAATTGCGGCCCGGACTAATT